CCTGTGAAACTGCGTGTCGTTGATTGCACCAGTTGCTACTGCTGTGCCAGAAGTATCTTTCAACGGTGCCCATCGACCTGTGCCGTGAAGGTATCCCCAAACCGTAACGGTCCTGGTACCGCCAGAAGGGTCAGTGTCAAGAGTCAGATGAAGAAATCTCTGATTCTGCGTGAAGTAAGCGCCGGTGATTGTACCGTCTGCCATGTCTGACGGTTCTGCTGCAACAGGGACTACCTGTGCTGTGCTAGATGCACCATTCACATTCTTTGGTCTTCTTGTTCTGCCCCAACTACTGTGTGTGTGGAATCCTGATGTTGTGCTTTGTGCCATTTTAAATCTCCATTAATAAATATTAGTCTTTGAACTTATCGTTAAACTTTCTTGTTGATTCTTGAGAAAGTCTTTTCTTTCTTTCCCTCTTCAACTTTCTAATCTCAGACTTTGGAGTGAATTGACTGCGGTTACGCACTGCGTCGATTAGACCTTCCTTCTTAGTCTTCTTAACAAAGCGACGAATCATCTTCATCTGGTCTTCGTTGTTTTTTGGTTTTACTTCAAAATTTACTGGTTTACTCATTTCTTACCCCTTATTACTTTAATGCATTCCATTTGCTGCCGAAAGCCCCAAGCAATCCATCGATACTAACTCCTGAATCTTTCGGATCTACACCACTTAACGGTGAGTGGGAGGGTGAAGACCCTGCCCCGCCGCCACTAGATAGTGGTTCGGTACCTTCGAACACGTTAACTCCACCATAGGCATCCTTGCCAACTGCAGAGAGCATCTTGTCTCTTGTTTCTTGTAGTCTCTTGGAAACCGCTTCGGTGTCTCTTTTTGGTGCAACAACCTCTTCTTTCTTTTGTTCTACGATTGGTTGTCCCATACCGGACACGATCTCTGCTACCAATGTCGATAAGACACCTTCTTCGAATATCGCTTCTTTGATGCACTCCATGACGAGTGGTTTCAGAACTTTCTTTAATTTATCTACTTCTTGTGCTTTCATTTTTCTTTTAAAATACTTCCCATTAAAATGTTAATCTTGTCGACCTTTGTCAGTTCTCTTGTCATATCTTTTGATTCGTTCACCTGAGACATGATGGCACCTGGTGTCGATGGGTCAGAGACCATGTCGAAACAAATAAGTTGAAAATCATCCTCTACTAAGGTAACGCCGTTTGACTCTCTGACAGAACCCATGCCTCTAGAAGAAATACCACAAGGTACTCCTGCCTGGACTAAACTCTTCAAGATCATTCCTGATGGAGTGGGCAAAACTTCGATCTTACCCATTACCTTGTTTTTGTCCATCCAAATCTCAGTAACAATGTGTGATGCATTCTGAAGATTTATAACTGAAGACTCTGGGTGATCTAGTTCGCCCAATGCTCTTCTTTGTTCCACCAACGTTTTGTAGCGTTCAACCTCTCTCTCAAGGAGGGCATGAGGATACACTCTACCGTTGTGGTTCTTTGTTTCCGACATCTGCATGACGCCGGTTAGAATCGTAGCACCTTGCGCAACTCTTCTTTTCTCGTCTTCTGTCAGGAGGTCTTGGCATATGCCGCCCTCACACAATTCAAAATATTCTCTTATTAACTTCATTTTCTATCCTCGATGCGGGGGTCACCCGCCTCAGTTACTTGCCACTACAGCAACGTCTGACTTTCTGTAACATCCAACGCTTCATAACTTACTCCCTCTCTATCTTTATTTGGAGACCACAATCTGTCACAAGCATACTACAAATGTAGCAAGCAATAGACGAGTAGCACCCCAAAATGAAACCCGTGACCAGTGAATAGTCAAACATAAATAGTTCTGTGTAGGGACTTATCGCCCACAAAAAAACTCCGGTCCAAAACCCCGTGCACATAGGGCACCGAAACAGGTCTCCAAACCAACCTTCACTTGGTCTAATCTTATTAAATATTTTTCCGAAAACTAAAATCTGAGTCATGCCAAGACAGGCAATCGTATAGGTAAGCATTACTTCTCCGTCATTTCCCTCAGAATAGAATACATGTACTGGTATCCGTATGGACGGACTTGGTGATCCATGCTTCCTTTCTTTTCGTCATGAGGCACTTCACCAAGTTCAGTGCTATCAATCTCGTCGGGTTCGAGGAAGAAGTCTTGCAGATTATCCTTGTACATTTCTCTTGACTTCATGTTGGGTTCTTCTTCCTGCAGGAAGTTAAAAACTTCTAGTAACGTAATCTGGAAACTTGATACAGTCTCTTCTGATGATTTTAAAATATCCGCCTCCAAGGAAGCATGAACAGACCCAGATTTAATTGAACCGCGATCTAAGACACCCAAACTCGCAAGTGTCTCTAGTAGTGTCTTTTGGGCGAAATAGCACTCTTCCGTTATGGTCTTCTTTGGGAACGTGGAAAGTCTTGACTTCTCACGAGATACAACTATGTCAATAAGATCATGGTCGAAAATAAGCAAGTCGCCATTAATCGCCTTTCGTGCTTCGCGAAAAGATATTTGTTTTGTGACTGGTTCTGCGTCTTTGTTACCACGAACAATATTGATCTTAAGCATCCTCTAACTCCCTAACTAGGTCCTGTATCTTAAGTACCTCTTCGACCATTATATCATCAATTTCTTTATTTTTGTATGTTTCGAGTTTCTCAAGAACTTGTTCAAACTTCTCTTTAAGTTGATCGCTCTGCAACGCATCGTCATCGCTGCGAGAAATCAACTTACTCTTTAAGTCAGAGACTTGCTCGTTCATATATATCTTCAACCCAATAGAATTGTCGGAAAAAGAAGCAATGTAGTTTGTTAAGAGATCCTTCTGATTCTCTGGAAGGTCTGCATATTTTTTATTAAAACCTTCTACGAAAGTCTTATAGGTAAGATTGTCAACGTGCTGTTGTTCCTCCTCCTGTTCTGAGGTGAGCGACTCTACCATCTTCTCTTCCAAAATCATCTTTTCTTTAATAGACGTCTTGTTGTTAAATATCCCGTACACTGTTGCAAGACTTTTATAATTCGGTACAAAGTTTCCGAAGACACCAGAAGAAAGTCGATAGTTCATCTCTTTAATTAATTTGTTTTGAGATTTGAATATATCTTGATCACTCAATCCCTCATACCTTTGCTTCGCTTCATGCAACATCTTTTCTGCTTCGGACTTTGATAACTCCTCAGTCTCAAGGACTTCGCGGTAAATCTTCAACTCCTGATTGAGTACGGATCCTTTTGCAAAGTTCTCTTTAATGATCTTTTTTACAAGTGTTTGCCTTGCTGTGTTCTTCTTTACAACTGCCTTAATATACTCTCTTGTGAGAGTCTCGAACAAAAATGCTGTGTTTCTTTTTTTATTATGCTTCAGTCTCATTTTTAGGTTTCCTGTTGTTTAGTTCGCTGATAAGGTTTGCCACTTCCCTGTTTAAAGAAAATATACTCTCCTCTTCATTATTATAAGTAGTGTCGTTGGACTCCGAAAGTCTTTGCTTATCTTCCTCAACAACACCTCTAGATAAAGATTTTAACTTTTTATACCCTGGTACAGTCCTGTATGACTGAGTTCTGCCGCCGTGATCACGCTTATCACGTTCTCCTGTCATTTGTTTCGTCACATGAACCTTGCCCTTGTTTCTCTTATGTTGGGCATCATAGGTGTCCTCTCTTGATCCTGGTGCTGCCAATAACGGACTATCATCTGCTGCTGGCGCTTCTGCTTCTGCATCGCCCATACCTTCAAGTCCGCTCAAGTCAACACCTGCTCCACCCTCATCAGATCCCAGTTCATCAGTACCGAGAAGATCCTCTTCGTCGCCTGGACTACTATTTGTTGCTTCTGCTTGTGCCTGTTCAGATGCTGCTTCTAGTCTAGCATCGAACTGTCGGTCGTAATACATTTGTCTCTGGTTTTTAACAAACTCTTCTTCCGTCATATTAAACAGATGAGATGCAATCCACTGTCGACTGAAGTAACCCTCTGTGGCGGCAGACGCTACATCAAATTTTGTCTTCCAGTGTTCCAATTCTTGAAGTTCTGCGATCTTTGAAGGACTATTCAACTTAAGTTTAAAGTTAATTAAATCCTCTCCGCGATAACCCAAAGTATAGAGATGAATAACACCAATCTTTTCCATCTCAGTAACAACAGATCTCTGCAATCTTTGAACTGTTCTTGCAAATCGAATGTCTTTCTGCGCAAGAGTAGTAGCATCTTCTCCACCACCAGCTTCAGCATTTGTGCTTGTCAGATAAGACCCTGGAATCTTCAGCGCTGAGAACAGTTTATCTCTCAAGTACTTGACGTCGTCGATGTCACCAGTGTATGTACCTCCTGGTAAACTCTCTACTTTGGAAGACGATCCTGCACGTGTAGGTATAAAATAATCTTCATCAACAGACATGGGATTGTATCTCAAATCGACACGTCCTGATGAGGGGTCTACAACCTGGTTTCGTTTCATTGACGTCATCACCTTCTGCATGTATTGCTCTATGTCTTGAGGTGGTATTGCGCCTACGTCGATATAAAATACTCTTCGCTCTGGAGACCTAACGATGCGATACGCCATCATTGCATCTTCTAGCAAAGTCAACTGTCGCCATATGCGGCGAGCAGGTTCCAGTACCGATGTGCCATATGGGGTATACTTATCGTTTCCTAAAATTCTAAAGTGACCAATCTGCCAGTTTTCAAAAGTCAATCCTGCAGAGTTCCACTGAAACTGGCAGTAGTTTGGATTTGTCTTATCTTCACCCTCCAACCTTTCCAACTCTTGTCCAGGTAACCCAATAACGCTCTTGATGCCCAGGACGTCATCGATGTCTAAGTACAGAAAAAAGTCTCCATACTTAACCATAGTCCTACACCATCCGAAGATGTTGTATTCGATGTTCATTATGTTGAAATAAAGAGCAGATAAAATTCCCTTAATCTCTTCATTGTTGCAGTCGATTGTCATCAGCGGTGACATTGCACTGTGATTCGTCATCTCGTCAGCGTATATGTCTATTGCTGAGGCGATCTCTGGTGTATATTCCATTTGATCGAAATCAACATATCTCTCTAACCTGTTTTGACTACTCTGTGCGCCGCCGTAAAGACCGGCAAATGGGTTATAGTCCATTCGCTTGAACTGCTGTCCACTAGCAGATGTAAACTTACTAGCATACTTGTCTAACTGTCTTCTCCTAAGTCGTCGCGCAGTTTGAGTCCTGTAATTGACAATCGGACCTGATAGTAGTCTTGTCAACTTTTTAAACAGATTACTCTGCGCGTTCTTTGGATTTGTTTTTCTACCACCTGCCATATCGTTTATCCTTTAAACAACCAAGGAAACTGATCATAAGTCTGTGAGTGCTTCTTCTGTTTTTCGAAGACGCTATCACCCTCATAACCATGCATACCTTTTATTGTTGTATTCATTTTAGTTTTTGCTGCAACCATTGTAGCAAGAAATGCCTTATTATATTCTATGTTTCTTTTGTTCTCTATCAATGCCGTATCCCTCACCCAACAACCTATTGCGCACGCCATAATCAAATCATCGTTATAGGAGCGCATTGCCTCGGGTCGTCCATTATTCCAGACAAATGTCTTCATCTCATTATAGAGACGAGGAGAATTTATCGTAATTAGTTCATTTCTTACAAATTCTTCCAACTTTGCCACAATCAATGGTCTTGTCTTCTGACTTGTTGTAAAACCAGCAACAGCGTTAGACGCTGCTTCTGCTGTAAGTTGATCCACATACTCATGTGAAGACTTGATTGAGTGGTATATATTAGGATACTGCATTTCGATAAGTTTGTCAAGAACTGCAAACCCAACAGTATTGTTTTCCACCACTATCATGCAGTCTCCATACTCCCTTCCTGCATTGAACAGAACCTGAGAAAACAAATCTGGCGTAAGTCTGCCTTGATATTCTGCGACAATCTCCATCGTAAGTGTGTTGAAGATGTGAAATACAGAATAGTCCTTTCCGTCACCTCTTGCAACATCTGCACTTAACAAGTATGGGACGCCGGACTCTGCTTCTTTCCATATCCAATAGTTCCTATCAAATCCTGACTTATATTTTGGTTCCGTCATGAACTCCCTTATTGACTGCATCTTGTCTGGATGAAACACCGTTTCGCCTGACATATTAAAGTTGCACTCTAACTCTTGCGCTATTTGCCTGCGGGACATGTTTTTGGTTTCCTTCGCAAACCACGACTCATCCCTATCTGGGTGTACATCCCACGGCAAGTTCATAGGAAAGAAATCATTAGATTGACTTTCAGAATCTACATAGGTCTTGTGAAACCAGTTACCAACGCCATTAGGCGTCGAAAGTGCGATACAACGCCCACCAGTTGACAGAGTAGGGTATAGACCTGTCCACAACTCATCGAGTCCCTCTACGTGCGCTGCTTCGTCTATAACAAGTAAAGACAGTGCCTCTGAACGTCCAGCATCCCCTGAAGTCGAAGATGCTTTGATTTGAGATCCGTTTGTCAATTCAAACGATGTCCTATTATCTACAGAGACTTGTGCTATTCTTATCCACTCCGGACAGTTCCTCAAGATCGTCTTAACCTTCTTGACGAGGTTTGCAGCGGTGCCAAACTTTGTAGCAAGAACGAGAACATTCTTTTCCTTGTGGAACATCATCAACCAAACAACATATGCTGCGGTCACTGTAGACAACCCCAACTGGCGTGCCTTTAGAACAATGTTGAATCTATGGTCCTCAAAGTTCTTTAGAGCGTCCTTCTGAAATGGATAGGTCTTAAATGGTATCAAACCCTTAAGTGGGTGAGTTATCTTCGCATAGTTGGAGATGAAGTAGTCCGGATCTCGTCCGGACTTTACTATCTCTCTCATTATTTCTTTCTTAGTTAGGACTGAACTCATCTCTTCCTGTTTGCGAAATCATATGCCTTGAAGGATTCGAATGGGTCGGACTTTCTTTTATCGTTAGGTGTCTTCTTTGCTTCGGGGGTTGTTGGAACACCCATCACCTCTCTTTCGTTGGATTGCTCATCGACGCCACCAATCTTAAATTTTTGCACAGCAGTTACAAGAGTTCTAACTCTCGATACAGGTTGTACTAAAACTTGAACCTCACCCTCTGAGGTCAACGAAAGACTTGACTTGGTCAATGCTCTGTATTCTTTTTTGATAAACGCAGCGACGTCTGAGATCATGCTGGACACATCATTCTCTAGAGTTCCACCATATACTTCCTTAAGTTTGATCTCGCTAGAATAAGTTACACACAACTTGTGTCCCTCAAACTTTACGCCGAAACCGTCCATGACTCGCGAGTCAATCAAAGGATTGGTGTCTTCGTCGCCCTCTCTCTTTAAACCAATCTTTAAAGGTTCGTCGTTCTCATCCAGTGCTCCATCATACTTCTTTGATAGAACCTGTGAGATGCCATTAATAATTTCAAGTGTTGTTGCCATTAGTTTGCTCCTTTGTGGGTCTCCACCCCGACTTCCATCTTTCCTCTCTGCCCTCGACCCACTGCACATAGCATCCGAAACAACATTCGAACTTTGCCATGTACAAATCATCTTGCGCAGAGAACGAATAAGACTGACAGACTGGACATTCCCTTTCGTTTTCTCTAGTAAGTAGTTTTTTTGTAATCAAAAAACCTTTGTAGTTTTCTTTAGATTTCTTCTCATCTTTGAAAAACTTTCTTTTGTAGAATTCTTTTACTTCTTCTTCGTGCTTTTTCTCTTTTTCAGGAGTCCAATGCTTCTTGGGATTTTCAACCGCCTCTTCTCCCCATCGCTCTTCGATCGCCTTTTCTAATTTGACTATAATGTTAGGATCTTTAGAATTTTTCATCTTCCCACCAAGACCCAAACACCCAACACAGATGTAGCACCTACAACAAACCCACCTGCGGTAAAGAGATACCAGTAGTTGTTTGGGCGAGCGAGTGCAACCTTTTCCAACTTCTCGATTTCCTTGTTTTTGATCTGTACAGTTGACTGCAATTCACTCTCTAAACTCTCAACCCTTGCATTCAGGTTTCCGACTTTAAGGTCGTATTTTGCACTTAGTTTGTCGACCTCTTTACCAACTTTCAACTGGCAGCGGTCACCCTCTTGTTCCTTGTCCGCAATGATCTTTGCCATTGCCCTCTCGGTCAGGCACCAACCGTCGTAAGGGGCAGGATTGCCTTTTAGGATTTTAGATACGTCTTGCGCCAGTACAGAAGTGGAGAAACTAATTAAAGTTAGAAAAATCAAAAAGTTCTTCAATCTTTTGCTTAACAACATCAGGGTTTCCTTTCGAGTCTTCGACTATTTCTTTAACTCTTTTTTTGTTTGCTTTAGTGATTTTAACATTTTTGTCACTATATTTTTTCTCTATCTGTTCTAGTGTTTTATGGTACTCTTTTATATTCTGGTCTCTTTCAGACAGTTCTCTCTCGTGGTTCTCTTTGAGTTCAACTATCTGTTTTTCGTACGACTCTTTTTTTGCCGCCAATACGTCCATTGCCGCCTGTGCATTCTTTCGCGAGAGCGCCCAAACAACAACAGACCACACGATTATGAAAGGAACTTTCCAGTTCTCTCTTAACCAGATCCAAGTAAGTTTTATGTGATACATTTTAGATTATTTTTGCCCGTGCTTCCACTGCACTGCTAAGTCAACTAGTGCCTGTGAACCAATATAGGCAAGAGTGACGGCAACCCAATCTGACGAAGTAAGAGATCCGCCGACTGCCAATCCCGTGGCAGTTAACCATGCCAAAAACTTCCTAGAAATAAATCGCTCTACATGTCTGTCAGCAAATGATTTTAGTGCTGTCATAATGTTACCCTCCTTAGACGCTAACATGAGCAAACCCGTCTTTCTTCTCAATAACGATTTGCATATCTACTGCGTCTTTAAGAGTATCTAGGTGCGAGATTAGAATAACAGTCTTAAAATATGACTTGACCATGTCGATTATTCGCACAAAACCTTCCATATTTTCTGCATCTAAAGCAGTTCCCGGTTCGTCTAAAATAAATATGTCTGGTTTTGGCAAACTAGACACTGACAAGAGCGAGAGGCGGATTGCCATTGCAGCAATTGTCTTTTCCGCACCTGACCCCATCTCAATCAATCGGGCGCCGTGCTTGGGGTGCTTGATAAAAATGTCCAGTCTCTTTTCGTTGTTTTCAATGAAGACATCGAAGTCAACAACACCAGTAAGAACCTTTGCGATCTCTTCGTTGATGGTTGGCAATCTGTCTTTTATGATGTCATGAGATATACCATTGTTGTGAAAACACTTCATAAACAAATCGTATGCTGCAAACTCAGTTCTCAGGGTTTTCAACTCCTCCTTGCGGTTCTGCAATTCTTTGACTTGCTGCTCCAAAGACCCGACCTCCCTCAAGAGAGCGTTTGTTTCTTTCTTGCAATCATTGCACTCCCTAGTGTGCTTCTTGACATCAGATTGAAGCGACTTCTTGTCTGAGAGCAGTCCCTCAAGATTCTCTATTGCTTCTCTGTTGTCTTCATACTCACCCATTTTAGAGTTAAGTTTTTCTAGTATCGTAGTTTCTTTAAATATACTACTCTCGATTCTCTCCAGAGACATCTCTGCAGTTGACAATCCCTCAAGTACTGACTCTTGCTTTCCCTTGAGAAGTTCAAACTTTTCAGTGTAATACAAAACATCATCTGGATTCATTTCAGATACTTCTTCTCCTAGAGAATTAATATTTCTAGCAATGTCTGCCATGATGTCTGATTTAATCTGCACTAGTCCTGCTGCATCATGCGCGTTCTTTATGAACTTGCAACTAGGAAATGAGTCGCCGCATGGCACTTCAGACAATAGATCGTTTCTAATCTGATACTTTGCCTTTTCCTTTGACGCTTCTTCTAGTTGCTTTATGTACTTGTCTATCTGCTCTCGATTTTCGATTATGCGAGTCTTCTTTTCCTCATACGTGTCAATATCGAATCCCGACAAGAACTCTGTAATCTCTTTGATCTTCGCTTTTGAATTTTCAACTTTCGAAATAAGACTTTCTTTTTCTTCTCTAAGTCCGTGAAGATTTTTTGTTCTTGTCTTAATTTCCACACCAACCTTAATCGGGTCGATGATCTCAGTCGGAGCAGATTCAATCTTAGATCCAATGGAATTGATCTGTTCACGTAAATCCTCCACTCTTCCCTGAAGAGTTTCACATTTCTCTTGATTCTTTTCCATGCTTTCGTTTTTCCGTAAAAGACTTGCTTCTGTCTCCATAATCTGCTCATCATAATCAACACCCTCCAATCTCTTCAAGGCACCACGAAGGTCCTTTGATTCTTCTTTTGCTTGTTCGTACTTTCTATCAAACACCTGCAAATCTAAAAACTTTGCTAATGCTGATTTTCTTTTCGCTGATCCATCGACAATGAACCTTAACGAATCCAACTGAGTCGCCATGGACGTAATATAAAAATCGTCAATGGTTCCAAAATACTTTCTAATGTTCTTGTCAGTGTCGGGTTTGCTCATTGCATTTAGACACAACACCTCTCCAGAATCTTCCTCACAGGAAAATTCCAAACCAGTCTCTGCTCCGGTTGCGCTCTTCTCACTTCTCGATGCGTTGCGATCTACTGTATATTTTTTATCGGCAATGTTTATTACTGCCTTTGCGTAACAAGAGTCTGAGTGTTCATTAATAATATTAGATATTTTTGAAGATGCCTTAGACGTTGTATTGTAAATGGAATACAACATACTATCAATGATTGATGACTTACCGGAAAAGTTCTTTCCGAAAATACCAACAGTGCCCGCCAATTTTGTGAAGTCAATGCTGTTTCCTTGCCCATAGTTAAACAACCCTCCCCATTCCAGAGATTGCAAACTCCAGTTAATATTTCTATAAACGTCTTCCTGTTCTTGTGCTATCTTGCTCAGTCTAGAATTGAGTTCGAATACCTTTTGGAGCACCTCTTCTTCGCACTGGTAGTCTGCAAGAAATTCAGATATTAGTCTGTTCTGGGTCTTGATGTTCCTTAGATCTTCGTATTTAAGTCCGCCTGTCTGAACTGGCACAGATGCCGTTGACACCTTGTTGGTATACCTAAGACTTTCTGGTTTAAACTTGAACCTCGCTATGTCTAGACTCTTTCTCCAAAGATCTGGTGTAAGGTTGTTCTCAGCAACTAATCTAAGGCGTGCACCTTCAGGCACGTCAACATCGGGCAAAGTTCCGTCTTCGTTTAATGCAAGTGTCACATAAGGGATAGGATTCTTAAAGGTTATCAGTTTGTTAGAAAATTCGTCCTTACTCTCGATATCCCAAAGCAAATAACCCTTGTCTAGTGTTTCTCCAAAGTTCTGCTGAACTGTCGATCCTGGGTACCATATACGCCCTTCATCGTCGAGTTGCTGAGTCTTGTGTATGTCTCCAAGAAAAGCAAAGTCAAACTCTTCAAAAATATCTATACCATGATCTCCACCTAGAGTCCAGTTACTGTCTGTTTTCGATTTGCTTATCGCGCCGTGATACAGAGCGATATTGATTGAGTCATAGTCAGTTGGATCAACCCAGTTCTCTTCATCAAAAACTGATAATACATTTAAACAAAACTTATCATCTATTCTTGTCTCCCCTGCGTGTTTGAGCAAGTGAATGTTCTTGTTGTTCATCGCCCGAACAATAGGAGATATGGCATCCTCTCGACTACTGTTAGTCAAATTGCCATCGTGATTACCCAGAATAATATAAGTCGGAGCAATCGCTGCTAAATTGGCAAAAAACTTTGTTGCCATGTCAACGAATTCTGGTGATATCTGCGTCTTGGTATGAGCGATGTCACCACAGTGAATTATGTAATCCACCTCCTCGTCTCTCAAAGATTGATACAATTGTTTAAACACTTCATTATATTCATAATGAAATCTAAGGTTGCGGATGTGTGTATCCGCAATGTGAGCAAACCTCATCTATCCTCCGATGCTTTTAGATATTAATGTTCTTGTTGATGTGATTGAATAGTCTTTCTAAGAAGTTTATTTTTTGATTCTCATTTAAACTTTCCAGTTTTTTGATTGCTTGCTCCGCTGCCACGAAACCCTCGTCAGAAGTATCAAAGGATCTTTCGATCTCTTCATTGATCAAGTTTTTGAGTTTATCTTTTTCTATTTTCATGTTTTAACCTCCAAAGTTAAGTTTTTGTAGTAAATAGTCTTCTCTCGTAACAATAGAAGCACGATTCTTATACTCGCCCAACAGATGATTTGGAACCTCTCCCAAATCGGAATAATCATATAGTTCTATTTTACAGACTTTGACTCCAAAGTCAAGCAAATTCTTTACTATCTTTAATTCTTTCGTTTTTGCATCTTGGTCCAAACATATGTAAACTGTCTTACACTTCTCAACTATCCTATCAAACAGAACGCTGTTTGTGTTTAGGGTTGAACCAAGTATCGGAATACTATTATCATACTTCAAAGAATCGAAAAATCCTTCAACTAACACTACAGGTTTAGACCAATCTATCATTATTTCATTAAAAATAATATCTCTAGAACACGGAGGGTTTTTGTACTTCATGTAAGCGTCACCAAAAGATCTAGCAATATAGTAATTTAGGTCCCCCCTTGTATTGAAAGAGGGGACTATCACTCTATATGCATACTGTCCATGGTGACAGAATCCCATTTTATACATCAAGACCTGCGAGTAACTAACGCCTCTATCTAGCAAATATCTCAGCGCCTTCTTGCCAATAGTCGACAACCGTGATGCGCTGAGAGAATCGTAGTATTCTGGAAACTCCAGAAAATCTTCTTGCTTTATTTTGTGCTCGTCTTTAAACAAGTCATCAAACCTAGTTATGTCCACCTGGTTTGTTAAAGATCTCCACTTCTCACGAAGATCCTTCTTGGTTATAAGTGGATCTAGTTTCTTTCCTTTGAAGTCACATATCCAGCATTTGAACACATTTCTCTCTATGTTGACGGACATCTTCCTTTTGTGGTGATCACACTTAGGGCAGAAGAACAGCAGTTCGTCGTTTGACTCGTAATACGAACCAAGACTCTGCTTTATGATACTTAATTTTTCGCTATACAAAGATTGTAACCTGCTTTCGCTATTACCCAACTATCTGACTTGTCCATGATACCTGGTTTTACATTTCCATTCTTTGTATATTCTACTATGAAAGTGGGTTCATTTGCAAGAACAAAATCAAAACTTTTTTGTTTTCCCTTTTCACCCTTAGACACCTTTATGCCAACCTGTTTCCTGGCAGACGTTGCTGCGAGCATCTCGGGCATGCATTGAAACTCATCCCAACATATCCAAGACACTATACCATTAAACCTAGACAATGTCGACAAAGTCTTTGCAGAGGAGAACCCAGACCTGAACGACTGAAGAGACTGTTCTACAAAAATGTGCTCAAACTTATACGGCAAGTCTAGCAACTTTCTTTTTACGTGGTGTGCCTTATGGTAAATTGTTGGAAAGTGGTTCTTGTTTCTTGTGTCCCAATATTCGTTGTACACGCACGTTCCGTCCATATCGAGAACTGTTGCACCCGTTATGCTGGTCGATACATCTAATCCTAAAATCATCTATTCTTTATAATATACGAAGCGTAACCTTCGATTAACCTTTTCTTTTTATCTTCTTCCTCTATATGATACCACTCCCAAGCAACACTTTTAGTAATTTGTTTGACCTGGTTTTGGATCAATGATATTTTTTGATGTATTGACTCAAAGTTAATCGGGACTTCTTCTGGTATTTCTATATCCAGTTTCAAAGCAGACTCTATAAGTTTAAAGTAGTCCTCCTCTGTAATTGCCTTATTGACTTCCTGTAGGATCTTTTTTTTCTCTTCATCGTTCTTAATTTTGTCTGGGTGGGTCTTACTAGCTATTTTTCGATACAGAGACTTGTATTGCTTGGGCAATTCCTTCTTTGGTGTTTCCGGAGGAGGTTGATAAATATGCTCTTCTTCCACTTCTGGTTTTACCTTTGTTCTCCCCTTCTTATATTGCTTTTGCTGTTGAACTTTTTTTGCAGTCTTGAGAGACCTTCTTTCATTCTCGCCCACGAGTCCTGCTGCTTTTTTTAACTTGTGCTTGGTTGTACTGTCCTCAATAGAATCTATATAATCTTTGAACATATCAGAAAACGATTTCATTGCCTCTTGGTTGATCTTGTTGTGTATTTCCAACTTCTTCATTGCAAACTTTAGTTCGTGCATCTTGAGATCAACAATTTCATTTCTATTTTTCATCAGATGTCCAGTTTAAGTTTAAAGGTGTACTCTCTATCTTCTGTTTTTCTTACGGGGTTTGCCAACTTCGCGATACCAATGAGTCGTCTTTGATCATCATATATGCCAACTTTCGAAATGTAGGTTTGCTTTTTAAATGATCCAGTCTGTGCATAGTCTGAATGTTCTAATTTTGAAAACTCAAGATCGCTAAACTCCCTATATACAGTACCATCGTTACTTGGGTCCCGGACTTGAGACTTGACAAAGACCGTTGGATTTGTCGAGTTGTTTATCTCGCCCTTTGGGGCGTGTGCAAGCATGGTGATTGTTGGAACGTAATTCACACCCTCGAAACTCAACCTAAACATAACTTTATCCAAAACAGTTGGCGCGGGGCCTCCTGTTTCGTTTGCGCCTTCTGCAAAATCTACCCACCTTGGTTTTTGGGTTGCGACACCATGAAAAGTGTCAGTGTCTTCCGACAAATCCCAGCTACCTGTCAAAGAAAGAAAACCCTCGTTATACAGAACGACGCCAGCGACCTTATTATTGTCGGTCGCTGCATTATACGTGCCAGAAACCTGTATCAGTTCTCCATTCTTTTTTATATCTCTGCACTCTGCCGCTAAAGCACCTGTAACAAAAACTTGCAACACCACGGATCCTTTCCTGATGCTTGACCCATAGAAGATGCTTGGTATCTCCACTAGCGACATCTCTTGAGTTCCCTTGTTCCACTCAGTGTTCACAAACTCATATTGCTTACTCAGGTGCGCATACTCGTTAAAAGTATTTTTAAGAGAAGTAACAAATCTTTTGTTGCTGGTAAGTTTTATAAAACTGCCAGCGAACCTTTCACTGTTATTCATTTCTACTTGATCTGCGTCAGTGTCATCGAGTCTGATCCTCTTAATGCTGGAGGTCAGGGGATAGTCGCCCTTTATTACGTCACCGTATGCAAACTGAGAAGTGGTGTCGAACTCTGATGTGCTTACGGTCTTAAAAGCAATACGGGCACCATCCTTTGTTATGAATGGGTAGATCGATTTACCATCAGGTGGTGCACCTGTGCCTGTGTCTATCTGCCTGTCAACGTTTAATTCATATAAAGAAATAAACCCTTGAGGTGCTCCATGAAGGTTTCCAAATTCCCCCTCAGAGTGCTTAACTCCATTGAAGTAGACTTTGGAGTCGTATATCAGGAAGTCGCTCTTTGGAAAGGTTTTTATTTGATTGTAGAATAAATCGTTTTTTCCGAACTCTCTAAACGGCATTGGGCACCGCCTTAGTAATCAAGTCTTACTCTTAGCGTAAGTTCGTTTGTCGGATCTTTTCTAAGTGGTTCGGATAGTTTTGCTGTTGCCATCAACTCATTATCTGGTGAGTATAACCCTATTGATGTAACATACGATATAGGCATGTCGCTTGGTACATCCTTAACCCTTATCTTTGATTCTGTAAGATAGGTTGGGTTTGCACTATAGTTAAACTCGTTATGGTTTGCTCTACAGAAGTAAACAGTTGAGTTCAATTCAGTTGTATTGTTGAAAGAAATGTCACTTATTCTTCTTCTGATATTGTTTGCAACATGTTCAATTTTAGAACCAGTAAGCATTTGATCAATGCTCGCACTCACAGTTCCATGGTCTGGAATCAACCCAACACCATGACCACCATCAATACTCATAGAGACTGCTTGGTTTAGCAACCCCCTGTTATCGTTTGAACCAGTAGCTGCACCATTAAAAATAGATGCAGTCAAAACACAAACACCTGCTTGATAAAAAATCAGTCCAACCTTGTCAGACAAAAGTGAACCACTATGTCCGTGGTTGATCCCCTGCCTTCCTGCAGGTGCAGTGTGGGATGCGGAAAGAATGCCGTACTCACCTGCTGGCGAGTTAATTCTAAAATCATTCTGTGCATTCGTGTCAGCAATTGTAAGAATATGGTGAGTATTGCCTCCGGCAGCGCCTCGCAATCCTCGTCCGCTCTTAAAGACTGGTTCTGTACCAAACTTGATTTGAAAACTACCCTTCTTGATCTCATCCTTGACAAGGAGTCTGGAGAAGTTTAAGAAAATAACTTCGTCCATCTTGTCGTCGTTGTTGTCGCCAAGATTTCCGTCGCGGTCAAATCTTTGAATCTCCCCATTCTTATTGTGACCCATTAGAACTTGTGCCATCTGATTATACATAGCAACTTTCTTTTTTTGTTGCTTGTAGTTCAATCCCGCAGATGCATCACTGATGTTGCCAGAGAGATTACTGTTTGCCGAATATCCAACAGAAATATCAAAAATATGATTTGCAGAAGAACTTAAGAAAGGATAATCGTAAACAGACTGAAACATTCCATGAGAATAGTTCTTGATGTTAAACTCACTGGGTGTGCCATTTGCATCAGGGTGGTCATCACCCTGATCATATGTACCTGATACGATAGTTCCCGTGATCGGTATTGCCTCGTGAAGCAACGTCTTTGTTGTTGTTACGTCGTTGTTTAGAAATGTCTTAAATGTTGTTGCCATGTTTTATCCTATGCCTTCTTAATGTATCTAACTGGAATATCGATTGAATATGCAGTCGTAGCAGATGTTAGTCTAACTATAGAGTCTATAATTTTAAAATTTTGAGTGTCCTCGAATCCGTTGATGGAGACTCCAGTAAGTGTCGAACCCAACTTATCAAACAAGAAGTCCGAGGTTGTAAGGTTTATACTTGGAGCAATCTTAAACTGAACTACTCTATCTCTTGGTCCTCTAATCTTATGAGCAGATAAACCTTCGCTATTCACGTTCTCATCCGTTCTGAGTTTATCAAGAGCAGGGATAACAACTGGAACCGCAGAGTCTGTTGTACCTTCACTAATATAATAAGAAGCAATCTGATCATCGTCAATAAACGAGACCGGTACGGGTGTGCCGCTCTTGTCAACTATTGCGCCCAATCTGTAATCTGCCTCTATGATAAACTGTGTCTCTTGAAGTGTTGCTGGCATTGTTACCTGCGGTGAAATCTCGGTAGTGTCCA